ATATTCCATCATGACCAAGGCTTGTTTTCGATCTGGTATTGATACACTCCATCGTCGTAAGATTATCAATAAGAGAGTAATTTTTCTACCCGAGGCGGTTGTTGAAAAAAGTGCTGGACACGATGCGATTCATTATTCAATCATAAACCCAGAAATACAGGTGGTGCATCTTTGGGGATTTGATTCAATACTGGACGATGATATGAGTAGTGATTCTAAGGGTAAGATCAAGGGATCTGATCAAATCGAAAAGCTACTACCTTTTTGGAAAAAAAGATTCTTTGACCTATTTCAATCTGCCAAGACAATGAATACGTCTTTTTTGATTCACCGGAATACAGAAGATATCGTCAAGGTGTCTTAGTCATCACCTCGGAGCCAACTGAAGAAAGAACTCTTGGAAGCCTTATCAGATGTCTGTCCCTGAACATTGACGTATGTATTTGAATCACCGCCACGGGAGTTACCGCCAGCTTGTGCAGCCATTCGAGTGTTGGTTCTTGCCTGGGCCCTTTCTTGCTCCGCTCTCATTTGTTCTATTTTTGCCTGTCTTGCAAAGGCTCTTTGAGCATCCATTGAAGCAGCATCAGCCGGTGCAGCTCCACCAATGGTTGGATCTGGTTCTTGATCACCAACCATTTTACCTGCCATATTTTCCATACCAGCACGAATATTTTTGATCTTATCACCGATACCAAGTGGTAATTTTTCTGCCATCTTCAAGAGGCTACCCATCTTCTCTGTTATCCAATTTTTCACTGCGGTAAAGGTATTACCGATCCAATCACCAATTGCATCTAGGGAAGGCATTTCAAAGTTTTCTATCATATCCATAAGACCATCAGTCAACTTCTTAAATGTCTCACCCAAATCAAAGTTTTCCCACCAAACAAGTATATTCGTGAATATGTCAGTAAAGAATTCTGTACCTGCATTGACGAGATTCGTTAGTTCTTTACCGAAATCAAAATCTGCAAGGGCAGTAGATAACCATTCTGGTCCGCCGACCATCTCTACGAGTTTACCAACAGCCTTTGCACCTGTCTCAACAATCCACCCGAACATGCCATCGATAATTCCGATACCACCTTGTTTCAATCCCTCAAGAATACCACCTTCTTCAAATCCCTGAAAGAAACCTTCTAGTCCACCAAGTATTCCCTGAATCGGCAGTAGAAATCTTGTTGCGACCTTTCCAACGATTTTCAGACCCTTTCCAAGGAAAGCTCTTGCGGGACCAAGGGCTTTCCGAAAATTAGAAAAGAATACACCCATACTAGTAAAAAGAGTACCAACGATGGGTAGTGCCATCATTGAAGTCCTAAGCCTTGCCAAGATACCCTCTGATTCTTTTTTGTCTTTATCCCCTATTGCAGGTTCAGGTGTAGTGGATACAGCAGGTCCAGCTGCTGCCGCACCACCACCTCCAATACCAGAGATGGCATCACGAAGAGAAAGTAGTACCTGATTGGCCTCTTTCTCTTTTTCTGCACGTTCAAGATCTTTTGTCTCAGCCTTCTCAAACCCTTCTGCAATGGTCTTTAGAAAAGAATTCTGTTCCTGAAGAATATTAATTGTTGCTTCTAACGCCATGACTGTTTCTCTTGTTCTAGTCTCTGTGTTTCTTTTTCTAGGTATTCAGTCAACAATGATATATAAATTTCCCTTTCCCATGGTATCATATTATCCAATTCGGTCAAATTGTATTTATGATGTTGCATTAAGCCAAAATTCATTTTGTAATGATTTTGTAGGGTATCATGGGAAAGGCCTATCCGAAAAAACTTTCTGTTCCCTCAATCTTGTGTTTACTCTCCTGACCACATGAACTGCAATCATACTTGATTTCTTTGATGATTCGGGGAATCGATTTCATGTATTCAGCGATCTTATCGATCTGAGCACGATTTAATGAGTTGACGAATTCATCCAGTTCTCCTTTATTTGCATCAATTCGATTATACGCATTCGTACCATCGTAAATTGTTTTGATCGATGCCTTTAGTATCTCAAGTGTCTGTTCATAATCATTCCCACTTAGATTGAGATGAATCACATCTTGAACCGTAGGGAATTGTAGGATCACACCGACATCATCCGTGAGTTTGATATCATTGGATGGTTTCTTTTTCTTTGGTGGTTCAACGATCTTTACTGCATCGATATTGACCTCAACCTCATTCTCGGCTTGACATTTTTCACAATTGAATTTCAGATGTATAATCTCACCGACACTCTTGGCACGAAGTTTTAGGAAAATATATTCAAGATCAAAGATCGTCAACTGATTCACGTCGACCTTATCTGTGATACATGCCGCAGCAATATCTCTCATTGCTCGACTGATCTCATTTCTACTACCAGTCTCTTGTGCGATCATAAGGACCTTTTCTTCTTTGACCAGATAAGGTCTGAAAGAAACGGTCTTTTTCGTGGAGGGGATTGTCAGTTCATACTGTGGACTCTCTAATTTGGGTAATGGCATATTATATGATTCTTCTTAATGATGATGTTATAGTATTTCTCACTCCACTCACCATCGTGGAGATTGCACCTTGTGGTTCAAAATCTTCATACGTCACGGTCACACTCAATTTTTCACCTTCGTTTTCAGTACCATTGCTTAATTCAATGCTATTGATTCCAACGGGATATGCGTTCTTGAGTAGAACACCATAGACAGGTAAATTATTTCGGTCAAGTTGTTGTATGATGATATCACTCTGATACTTATCATCGTACTCAATGAGGTAGGTCTCTGGGTCAATGATCGATTGATGCCATCTCTCCCAGACCTTCTTCATATAGTAATCAGTTGTCAGGTGAAAAGAAAATGTAATGTCTTCATTGGCATACGCATATGGTATCTTACGAGAATTACGAAAAGTCGTGTAATCCAATGTCGTGACCTGTCTACCTGGAAACGAACAACTCTCACAGAGAATTGAGAATTCTCGGGGATCATTGATCAGTGAACCAAGACCAAAATTCCCACTCAATGCACTTGATGCAAGTGACTCTAGATCTAGATTCAATAAGGTCTGTGTTGGTGGTGTGATGATTACATTAAAACGATTTGATCGTGCAACACCACCGTGTTTATTGATAGATGCCTTGATGTCTTCAACCGTATTCGGGTTGATTTTATTTTTGATGTCCGTGAATAAACCCATTAGATCATTCTCCTAGAATCTTTCCAAACTATTTGTTTATTTGCACCCACGAATTGTTCCGTTGGAAGAAAAAGAACTGCTTCCCATTCACTTGCAGGCACAAAGGTTGGTTGTGACCTCATGTACGAGGTCAGGTATCTCTTGAAACAAGGCTTGAATTGAGCAAATTTTGTTGAGGCCTTGAGTATATCATATGATATCTTGATGCGAGTTGTTTCATCATATCTTGCATTATTTGCCACATCAGTGAGCTTATCAAAAAAGACAGCCCGAATAGTTGGTGGCAGGTAGTGCAGATTCAATCCGTAAAAGCCCTTCGGTGCACCTTCGACCATAAAGATCAGTGGAAATTTATCGTAATATGGTAGCACCTCTTTATGTTTGGCTGTATACCGAAACATATACATCTTACCCGGTGTTGGTCGGCTTCGGAGCTCTAGATTACTATCCTTGAGTAACCGACCACGATTCACATTCGTGATACCCTTGACCTTCTTACGAAACCAATCTAGTGATTTCTTGGTCTGGGGACGAATGTTTGCTTCACCCGCCTGAATCTTTAGTTTTTCAATGAAAGATGGCACAAATCTATTTATATCATTAAGTCAGAAGACGGATACCGAGTTTCTTCATTGTCTTCTCTGTCCAGACCTGAAAGATCCACCCACGATCATCGGCATATTTCTTTGCTGCTCTCCACTTAGACTGATTCTTGACATATGTCATCACCTCTTTGAGATATTTCTTTGTCTTTCTCTGTTGGACCTTTGGCTCAATTGTCTGTTTCTCTGGCTTAATTTCGATAAGATACTCTTGTTTGTTCTCAAATAAGACATATAGGTCCATGAAATACCTATGCCATTTGCCATCTGTCTCACAGATGTATGGTATCACAACTTCCTCTGAATTCCATTTCAGGAC